GCTTCAATCAAACGGTCACGATAACGAGAATACATCTTACAAAACGTCGGAAAAGTGATTATAAAAGGTAAATCCGCGCGCATTGCAACACTTAAATACCAAGAAACCCCATTACATCCTGATGGTGTCAGATGAAATAGAGTACTTAGACAGTTTTGTAGCTGGGCTAAGTGATGAAGAAATCGACGGGATCAACACCGGTTGCAGAGACGATTCTGAGCCTATCCCATTCAGAGCGTTTGCAAGAGATATAGGCATCGAGCTTTAGCTTTTCTTCTCAATTTTCCCCTTCACGTCGAAGACCAAGATCCCGCGCCTTCAGGTCCCGCGCCTTCGCCGTCGCCTCCTCCAGGGTCATCTTCCGGGGGGAGCCGATGTAGACGTTTTTCACCTTTCCCCCCACCTTCCAGGACGCGAAATAATATCGATAGGTCTTCGTCCCCTTCGCCGTGGTCTTCTCCACAGGGCCGAGGTAGACGGTCACCGCCTCCAGCCTCGCCCGCTCCAGGGCCTCCAGGGCCTCGCCCTCCAGCCTTCGGGCCTCCTCCTCGCGCAGCCTCGCCGCTGGTTCCAGCTCGGGGGCCGACGCCCGAATCTTTCGGGCTTCGCCTTTCCAAGTCCTCGCCTCCTCTCTCAGCTCCTTTGCTTTCCGACCGCTGGCGGTTCGGTGAATGCTCTTCATGGCATATAGTTATGTGACTATCCCATATATATCTTGCGGAGATGGTCCCATAACCATCATCCGGGCCTCTCGGCTTCCGCCGCGGGGAGGTCCTCCACCGCCAGCAGCTCTTCTATCCGCTCCTTCAGCTCGAAGGTGTACCTCCGGACTTTGTTGTTTCCCGTACCTGTCAATTTAGCCTGCACGCCCGCTTTGCTCATCAGGACTCCGAGAGGTCTCGATTTCATTCCAACATGCTCCGCTACCTCCGCGGCCGTCGGCTCCCTCCCTGCCTCCAGCTCTGCGAGTATGTACCTCTTCGCGGCGGTTACGGTATCCTCTGGCGGAGTCGGTTTAACCTCTGGTTTAACCTCTGGTTTAACCGTTTTACCTTCTGGTTTAACGTTCTGTTTAACGTCTGGAGCTGGTTTAACCGTTAAACCTTCCTGTTTAACTTCTGGTTTAACCCCTAATCTGCTATCGATCAGCTTTATAAGCTCATTTTTATCTAATACTATTAGGCCCGTACCTTCAGGGATCGCGACGTTAAAATATTGGTTTAACGCATCCCTCACGATATCGCTTTTGGACTTATCGGAGCGTTTAACCTCTTCGTCTATCAGGGTCTCCAGCTCCGCCGAGATCTTGACCCCCAGGAATGCCATGTTAAACCTATTGTTAAACGATACGTTAAATATTTATGCTGGTTTAACCATTTGTTTTACAGAGGAGTTTAACGTGGCGGAGATGGAGCATCGAGAGCATCGACTCTATGTGGGGAAGGTAGGAGAGCTTAAACCCCTGATCGATCAGGATGCTAAAGAGGCGCTTGACCTCAAAGACTCGGACGACGTTGAAATTGTGGTCCGGAGGCTGAATAAAAAAGAGCCGATGACCCCCGAGGAGCTCAAGAGGCTAACCAAGGCGATGAGCCGTATGGTTCGAGTCCAGGGCGTCTAACCAATATGATTTTATAAAAAACCCAAACTGTGGGTGCAACTTTGTGGAACGGTGGGGAGGGCCTATGGGCCCTCGACTCCCCGCCGTGGTTATCGCTTGTTGCCCTTCCGCCGGTTCGTCCTTCGGGTTACTATCCTCAAATTCCTTCTACTGTTGGACCCGCCCTTGGAAAGAGGGACCTTATGATCAACCTCTCGGCCGTCCCCCTTCCGGACCCGGCCCTCCTTCTCCATCATCCGGCGGGCCTTGTTGCGGGCGTCCCGCCGCTTGATTTGTTCGGGTTTGCCGTGGTACTCCCGATACTCCTTCTTATAGTCCCGCTGCCTGGTTTTGGTTCTAGCTTTCGATTTTCCTTTACTTTTGCCGCCTGACTTCCTCGGTTTAATCATAATATGCCCCCTTCGGATCGGTTGTATATCCCATAGTACATCTACAATTAATTGATTCGTATCCAGGCCCGTCGCCGGGGAACATCGGCCGCCCGCCGAACGGGAACGCCTCTTCGAGCCGGACCTTCACCCCGTCCCTCTTCTTGTGAATTTTTCGGGATGACCCGTCGCAGACGCAGTCCCAGACCTTGTACCTGAAAATCCCCTCCTCGATCTGTAGCTCAAATTTTGAGCCGTTTATGGCTCGGGTTCGCTCAGTCCGGGCGATCCTCCGGGCCCTGGCGGGGCTGCATATTGGCGAATTGGCGAGGAGCTTCGGGGCGGTACGTTCATTTGCGGGCCAGTTATCTAAGAATATTTTTCGTATGTATTTGATATCGGTGTCGGCCATTTGGCCCGCCAGCCGGTTCAGTCCGTGATTTTTGAAGTAGTTGCGACCCCTGAGGGAGGGTATCTCCTGGAGGACGAACGGGCCGAAGAGCTTATTTTTGGTTATGAGCTGGTGGCGGAGTTGGGCCCCAGTTGCTAAAGTTATATAATAAGACGGATCCTCCGCCACCGCCCTCTCCGCCGCCGCAAAGTAGCCGCTCTCCGCGAGGGCCCTAAGTATCGGGCTTCGGATCGCCAGCAGGCAGGTTACCGCGTCTTCAATGTCCATCTCGACCACCCCAAAAGGAGGAGGAGGATAGAGCCCTCCGTCTCAGACCTCGGGCTCTCCCTCGGGGGCCGTATTCTCCTGGATGGTCTCCAGGACGGCCTCGATATCGCCGAGCTTTGCCATGATTTCCTCTAACAGAGTTTTGGACGGCTGAGCCATATCCCGGACCTCCTCAAGGCAATGCGTAGGCTTCGATCGTCCCGGCGAGATTGGAGTTGCTGGTGTCGGTGACGTCGAGGTGGATGGTCCCGTCGGCCTGGAGGTATCGAGCCGTCTCGATCGGGCCGAGGACGTACTCCTCGGTCGCTACGAGGTTGCCCCCGATCGCCAGGTCCCCAAGGTCCTTCCTGAAGGCGGGCCATGCGGTTCCCGCCTTGATGGCGATGTCCCCGCCCGTTCCCGTCCCCGCCGAGATATGGACGAGGATGAGGAGCCGCTTGAAGTTGGAGCCGGCGGCTATGACGTGATGGTTCCCCTTGTCGATCGCATCGGGCGTCTCCCTGGCTTTCCAGGTACCGTCGCACGCGTTTACCGTTATAGCAGATCTTCCCATTTTGGATCACCTCAGCTCGGAGCACAAGTCAGAACGCACAGGCAGCTCGGATCGATGACCTTCGCGCCGTAGCAGTGAAGGCCTCGGAGAGCGTCGGCGAAGAACTTCTCCGGCCTGTAGGCCTCGGTGTCGTTCACAGAGTCGGCAAAAGTGCAAGCCCGCGACGTTCCGGCGATCACCTTATAGTGGTCGCCGGCGGTGTTGGGGACGTTGTTGGACTGGAGGATGCTGAAGCCGAAGAGCTTAGCGATCTCGCCGTTCAGCATCACGCCTTCGACCCCGCTCCAAATCGGGTTAATCACGCTGTCCTCCTGGAGGAGCATTTTGGTGAGCCAGGGGGGGACGATCACGAACCGACCGGCGAAGGGGACGTTGGCCTCGTCCAGCTTTTGCTTGCATTCGAGGATCTCCTCGGTTACAAGGTCGGTGGAGCCGTCGAAGATCTTGTCGGACCCGTCAGCGCCTATGGCGTTGCCAGCCTGCGCCACCATTACAGAGGCGACATACTGGTCGGCCGCGTCAGCCAGCCGATACGCAGCGTCTCTCGTCGCCGATTCCATCAGAGGGACGTTCGTCTGAGCGGCGTCGATGTCGTCGATCCTGAAGTTGAAGTACTTCGCTTGGTCGATCTCGAGGACGGTGCTGGCGTCGTCGAGGTCCTCGGGGTCGCCGATCCCGGTGACCTTGTTGTAGTTGTCGATCGTTATCGGGCCGTGGGCGGTGATCCTCACCGTGTCGCCCTTCCCCTTGATGTCGCCCTCGTAGTCCCTGTTGATTACCCCAGCCTGACCATAGACCAGGCTCTTCTGAAGGTTCTGGAGGATTTGGGCGCTCCAGACCTCGCCTATAAAGTTGGTTAACGTCATGTCTCACTAACCCCCGTTAGTTGATTTTGCTCACACTCTTGAAAGACTCCCATCTTTCAACTGAGTCTTAATTTGATCCCAGTTCTCGGTGATTTCGTCAGGGCTCATCTTCTTGATATCGGCCCGAGTGAGCGGGCGCTTAGCCCCCGTCGGCGGGTTGGTCCCCGTCCCGACAGAGGGCCCCGGCCCCAGGCTCTCGGCGAGCCGAAGAGCGTCGGCCTCCAGCTCCTCGGGAGTAGCCCCCTCGATCCTGGAGGATAGAGCCTCAGGAAGACCCGCCTTCTTGGCGATCTCGGCCTTCTGAGCCTTCAGCTCGGAGTCTTTCGCCTTTCCATCCCTTTCGGCGATCTCCGCCTTCAAGGTCACATTTTCCGCCCTCAATTCAGCATGGGAGGCCCGCGTAGCCTCCAGCTCGGCCTTGATCTGATCGTAGTCGGCATATTTCGCCCTCTCCCTGGCGAGCCTCTCTTGTACGATCTTGTCAACGTCCTCTTGCGTAAATTTTTTCTCTTCGTCCGCCATAGCGTAACTAACCCCCCGGATTTTACGGTTCCGTAACCTGATTTTTCAGATGAACGTGATTCAGACGAATTGGTACGATTCGTCTCGTCTCTCCTCAGATATTTGGGCTGTCTCCCAGTCCAGATCTTCATCGGAGGCGTCGGGATCGAGTCTCGCAAGGGCGCTCCTCGTCGACGTGAGCCCCGCCGTCTTCCTGAGCTGCTCGATTTGGGCGGCCTCTAACCTATCCTCAGGAAGGGCGCTCCCCCATTCGATGGTAAGGTTCTGAAGCTCCCCGGCCCCCGGCCATCGGGAGATTGCCTCTAGCCTGGCGCATAGCCTCAGCGCCTCCAGGAGGGGCCGCTTTACACGCGCCCTCAGCCTCGCCACCTTCGCAAGAGTCGGGATGGCGAGCCTCTTGAGGGCCGAGCCACTCTCGGCGAGCCCGCTCTTCACGTCGCCGAGGAGGGCCGGCGAGATCTCGCCGATCGCCATAAGCTCGGCCTTGATCTCCTCGATCTGGCTGAAATTGTTCTGGAGAGAGGCATCCCATGTCAGGTACTGGGGCAATGGCCTCGTCCCCGTCTCGCCAACTTCCGAGACGATGTACCGACCGCCGCCGATGTCCAGCTCCTCAAAAATCGGGTTCCCCGTCCACGGGTTCATGAGGTAAGGCTCGTTTGTGTCAGGGTTGACCGAGAAATTCTCGATTGGTAGGACGATGTTCGGGTCTGCGAACTTGTCCAGGGTCCTCGAGGTTCGGATGAGCCTCTTCTCCAGCTCTCGGACGAGGCCCTCGATCCCGCCGTAGTCGTCGAGCCCGAAGACCCCGTCGGAGGAGAGGAGCCCCGACAGCGGGACCACGAGAAAGTCGTCGACGCCCGTCCGTACCTCCGACGGCATCCCCGAGTACCTCTCCAGGGCCGATATAGGCAGCTCCGAGGTGATCGCTGCCCCGGAGTCGAGCCTGAAGAGGCGGTTCTCGATCGAGCCGGGCTTGTGGATCTCCACCCTCAGGTATCCCCGCTGGATATGGTCTTCATACTGGCTAAAGTTATAACAGATGCAGTGGGCTTGGACGTCTCGGCCGTCGTCGGGACTCACGACCGGGAACCAGTACCGGGGATCTATCCTCTCGACGATCCCGCCCCGTCTCGGGTCGAATCGCACCTTCAGGACAGCGTTCCCAAATCGGAGGATGTCGGCGAAGAGGTCATAGACGAGGAGGTCGAGGTCGTTCGCCTCGGCGATCCTGTCCAGGACCGCCTGGTTATCGGCGAAGAGCCGTAGCGGGCTCGCCAGGTCGCATATGAGCGTGGTCGACCGCTTGAACCAGTTGGCCGTGATCTGGTCGAGATCGTCGTCTAGCGCCGTGAGCCCCGGAAAGGCCGCTTCGTGGTCGCCTTCGAAAAGCAAAGTGCATCGGTCGTAGCGGTCTATCCTCGCCTTCTCGTCGGTCGGAGGCCATCTCCGTCCCGGTTCCAAGAATGAAAAGTCTGTAAGAGTCATGATCCCCCACCCCTCTTGAAAATGAAATTAGCAGGATATCTTAAAGCGTCTATTAGGTCGTCTGATTCTTTTATTGGCTTGTCCTCGCCCCGTTCGGTCGCCTTCGGGTCCCACCTGTACCCCTCAATTTCTTCGATGAGT